GTGCTACTGGTACTTCAGTACAAGGTGCTACTGGTGCTCAAGGAACCACTGGTACTTCGGTACAAGGTGCTACTGGTGCTCAAGGAACATCAGGTTCTGGTGGTGGTGGTAGCAGTGCATTAACTACACTTGCTTTTTTAAATTCTTGATAAATATTTTTTAACAGGAGAAACACTCTAAAGAATGGCTAATCCAAATATAATTAATGCGACAAGTATTTTGGGGAGGACAGTATATGATACTACTGTTTCAAATACTCTTACTTCTCTTGTAAGTAATGCATCATCATCAGGAAAAATATTTAAAATCAACTCTTTGATTATTGCAAACATTGATGGAGCAAATGCCGCAGATATTACTGTAACACTTAGGAATACTAGTGCTACACTTCTTTCTACAATAGCAAATACGGTTTCAGTTCCTGCTGATGCAACTCTTGTAGTAATTTCAAAAGATACTTCAATTTATTTGGAAGAAAACATGAGATTATATGTACAAGCAAGTGCTGCCAGCGATTTAAGTGCTACTTGCTCTTATGAGGAAATTAGTTAATTATGGGATATTATACTAAAAATGGTGGTTATTTAGGTATAGGTCAACTATTACAACCCGATGGTGTTTTTGATCTTCAAACTAATCAGTTAATTGGTGGTGTTGCAACTGATCTTGCTAGTCTTTTTGAGGTAAGTCCAACAGGTTCAACTACATTTGTAATGAATTGGGATGATACTTATACGACTCAGGGGTCAAACTCTACTTTGAATTGGAATGGAATGGGCAATATTGGTTTTTTTATAAGTGGTTTTGGTATAACTACAGATGATAATTTGGGTAGAATATCGGGATATTTATCCAATGTCCTTAGTAATCTTACTGCTTGTGACACTGCTAGTGCCAGTGGTGGTTATTCAACAGGATATAGTCCTTCTGCGGCTAATAACTTTGGATCAACAACTAATGGTATATGGTGCCAATATAATGATTATAATTCTTCTAATCCTGCCGTAGGAACTTTTACTTTTAATAGTGGATTGGGAGATGCTATTGGTGTTGCAATTCAAAGTTGGAGTTCAACATATGGTGCTTATCATGCTTGTGCTGCTATTTCAATTACATGCAATAGTATTACAAAATACTTTGCACCTAAGGCTACTATTAGAGCATCGTCAGTATCTGGTGGTGGATTCGTATATTATCCAACTACTTTTACATCATTTAGTGATTATGCTAATATTGGATCTACTGATATTTGTCCATCCTCTAACTTCATTTATTAGGATTAAAAAAAATGAGAAGAAATTCGGGAATAATAGGAGAACATGTTGAAACAACCCCTTCTATTGCAAGTGGTGTCCATGATCTGTTTGATCAATATAACGCAGAATTTTCGGAAAATTGGCCTCAAGTAAAAGAATTTGTATCAGTATCACCAAATTCTGGAAATGTTACTGAATCATCAGCAAATATATTCACTGTTACTACAAACGGATTTGCTGATGGCGATATTTTATATTATAGTATTACTACTGGTGGTGGAGCAAGTGCTGCTGATTTTAATGGAGGACTTACGGGCAGTTTTACTATTACTAGTAACTCTGGAACTCTTAATTTAATTCCAGTAGGTGGTGATGGAAGTGAATCTGAAACATTTACTATTGAATTTAGACTAAACAGTTCTTCAGGGCAAAAAATAGGTGAGTCTGGAACTTATACATTGGTTGACGGTACTGGTAATACTTTTTATTGGCCTACTTCTGGTGGTAGCACATTATCAACGAATTATGCTGCACTTCTTGGATCTTATGTAGAATTTAAAGGAACTTTTACAGGTGGTCAAAATGTTACATTTGATTGTATGAGTGCCTGGCAATACTTTATAAGTAATGTTCCAGCAAACCCATCAAAATTTGAATTTTATGATTCGACAAGTTCTACTACTGTACCAGTATTTACTAATAGTAATAGTGCTCAATGTGCAAATCTTGCTACTGCTTTGAGAAATGGAACAACAAGTAGTAATCAGGGTGGATGGTATGTTTGGTTGAGTTGTGTTAATACAACTATATGGAATAACTTTGTAAACAATTATAGTGGAAGCACTGGAGGTATTCAAAATGATAGTACAAGCACTTCTTTTGCTAGATACATTGGAATTTATCCAAGTGTTAGTGGATGCGTATGTGCTAGTGGAACTACTAGATTTATCCTAAGACCTCATATTGGAAATCGAAACTGGGGAGGATGGAATACCACCTGTAATTCCAGTAGCAGAACTATGTTCTTGCGAATATATACTTAAAATAATAAAGCAATATGTTATATTCATATAATAACGAATACCCAACACAAATACCAGATAGGATTAGATTATCTGATGGTAGTACCAGAACAGATTCTTCTACATTTACTGATGCAGAAATAGCAGATGCTGGATATGTTTCGGTAAGTGATCCTCCAACTTATGATTCAAATACTCATAAGTTAACCTGGACTGGTACTGCTTGGCAAGTAGTTGCTTTAACAACTGATGAATTGAATACCATACAAAATAAACTCTGGGCAGAAGTTAGAGAAACTAGAGATAATATGATTCAAAATGTTGAGTGGAGGATTATGAGGTATCAAAGTCAAGTTAGATTGGGAATAACAACGACAACAGATAGTATTTCCGATTTGGATACTTATGTTCAAGAACTTAGAGATATTACAAATCAATCAGATCCTACATCTATTACTTGGCCAGCACTTGGGGGATTATCTTCCTCTGAAGGTGCTTGACTATAGTTGAATAAGTGATATAATATGGGATGACATAGAGTGATCTAAATAAGTCATTATGTTTTTTACTCAAGATATGAATTTTACAATCTATTCAAAGAATGATTGTCCCTATTGCTATAAAATTAAGACAGTACTAGACTTGACAGGTAGCAATTATGTCGAGTATACTTTAGGAAAAGAATTCACAAGAGAACAATTCTATGAAGAATTTGGTGAAGGATCTACCTTCCCACAGGTTCTTTGTGATGAGAAAAAATTAGGAGGATGTATTGATACAATCAAGTTTCTCAGAGAGCACCAACTCGTTAAATCTTAACATAAATAAAAATAACTACGAAAATCGTGGTGTTGAATTCATTCTTAATGGAGGGAAAAGAAAGCAAACGCAACCATTTCATATTATCTTTGAAAAGATAGTTTGCTTTCTAAAACGGGAAGTAAACGTCTATTTTGAATTTTCCTTAAATGTAAGGAAGAAAGACTAGTTTCCCGGAGGAAGGACAATGTTAGCAGTAAGTTTAGTTTTCGGTTCATTTCTAACCGTTTTATTTTTGATCATGGGAACAATAATAGGTTGGACTGCTAGAGAATACATGATGAATTATCGGGAAGTACCAAGACCTCACCCCGAAATGTTTGATAATCAGGGTAACTTGATTCCAGATGAGGTCATTGCATTTAATTTTGAAAACTATCATGACAACAGCACAGAAGAAGAAGACAACGACGAGTCTTGAACTGCCGAGCAATCCTCTTGCCTTTGAGGTATTTGATTTAGTATCGAGACAAAGATCAAAGGCAAAAAAAGTTGAAGCTCTTAAAAAATATGAACATCCTTCACTGAAAGCAGTTCTTATCTGGAACTTTGATGAAAGTGTTATTTCAGTTCTTCCAGAGGGTGAAGTTCCTTATTCTGGTTATGAAGATCAAAACACATACAGTGGAACACTGACAACTAAAATTACGGAAGAAATCCGTACAATGTATGATACTGGTTCCTTTTCATTGGGTGCCAGTGATAAACAGGGTCATACGACTATCCGTAGAGAGTTTAAAAACTTTTATCATTTTATTAAAGGTGGTAATGATGCGATGAATAATATTCGTCGTGAGACAATGTTTATCAATATTCTTGAGGGACTTCATCCATTAGAGGCAGAAATTATTTGTTTGGTTAAGGATAAAAAACTTTCTGATAAGTATAAAATTACCAAGGAAGTTGTTGCCGAAGCATATCCTTCTATTGTATGGGGAGGTAGGTCTTAATGCCATATGAAGTAGGGCAAGCACCTAAAACTACAGAAAAGACAGTAGAATATACTAGTATTAAACCTATGGGTCCAAAATATGGATGTGAGGTTCTTCAGGAAAGAACAACCCATGATGTTGCTAATGATAAGACACTTCCTAATGATGCTTATCTGATAACTTATATTGTTGATGATAAAGAATGTATGGATCTTACGAGATGTAAGAGTCAGGTAAGTTTGTTTGACATGTATTATGATACTTATGGACCTGGATCTATTCAGAGTATTAAGTATGGGTATGGTACTGCTAATCCAAAACTCTGGGGACAAAAGGTACCTGAAACCAAAAAGAGAAAGTAAGTTTTTAAAACAGTATCACATTATACAATACTTCTTGACTATATAGAGAGTATGGTCTATAATAGACCTGTCGTTCATCTCAATATATGAGACGCAAGTAAGTCGCGGAACGGAGCGTTCATCCTATGATTGAACTTATGTTGTTGCTTTCCAGACAACCAAACATGACTTGTCTTCAATTGAAGGAAGTTGTCAAGGTTGTGGAAGAATCAACACAATTATCCCAAAAGGAGAAAAAGAGGTTTTTGGAAAGAATTTCAATTCCTTCTGAATGCATCAAATCGTAGGACGCAAACGACTGAAGGAACGGGAAACGGATCACCCGAAAGGGTAAAAGGTTAAACCCCATTTCTTTAGGAGTAAATTCATGAACACACTCACGATTATCAAAAAGCAAATCAAGAAAGCAGCAGCACTGCACGATGCCCAAATTATGCACACCGCATATCGTGGTGTTGTATATAACACCAATTGTGCAGATCATCAAGAACCTCACGGTAACTTCTGCTATCGTGGTCATGCTTATGTTAAGTGATATGGAAGCACTACAAATAACTGGGTTTATAACCCTTGTTTCCGTGCTATTCATTTCACTGATATATGGAGAGATTAAGTTTCTTTCCAAATAGTTAAATGGGGGGTTGACTTCCCCCCTTTTTTTGTCTAAAATGTGGAGAGTAATTATCTTGTTATGGATAAAGAAAGACTAAAACTAATTGTTAGAAATCTAGAACTTCTGGTAGATTCACTAAAAGCTGAAGTTCTTTCAGATGTAGATGCCTATAAATATGATGACAAGATTTCATCCATACCTGAGTATGAGGAAATCTTTGAAGACGATGATGAGCAAGGACTATGAACGCAAAACTAGTAAGTATTACTCCTGATGCCGAGAAGACCATGGCATATATTGCCCGTGTGTCTAATCCAAATAATCAAGACAATGAAAATTTTGCCGGACTTTTGAGATACTGTATTAAGCACAACCACTGGTCGGTATTTGAGCAGAGTTATATGACTCTGGAACTCAAGTGTTCCCGTGCTATTGCTGCTCAGGTGCTTCGTCATCGTTCATTTACATTCCAAGAGTTTTCACAGCGATATGCTGATTCCTCTCTTCTGGGTGAAGAGATTCCTATTCCAGAATATCGCCGTCAGGATACCAAGAATCGTCAGAACTCTATTGATGATCTCGATCCTGTAATGATAGACAAACTGGAGCGTCAGACAAAGACCCTATTTGACTCTGCAATGGCACTCTATGGTCAAATGCTTGATCTTGGTGTGGCAAAGGAATGTGCCCGCATGGTACTCCCTCTGGCAGTGCCTACAAAAATTTATATGACAGGTTCGTGCAGATCATGGATTCATTATATTGATTTGAGGACTGCTAACGGCACTCAGAAAGAACACATGAAACTTGCACTGGATTGTAAGCAAGTGTTTTCGGAGCAATTCCCCACTGTTGCAGAAGCTCTAGAATGGGTCTAAATAAAAATATCTTGAAATTCTAACTTATGGCAATTTATCCAATTATTCATAAAGAGACTGGTGAAAAACGAGTTCTTGAAATGAGTGTTCATGATATTTCTGAATGGTACAAACAAAATCCAGAATGGCATCGAGATTGGTCTGAAGGTTGTGCCACTCCAGGAGAAGTTGGTGAGTGGAGAGATAAACTTGCAAACAAACATCCAGGTTGGAATGATGTGCTTGGAAAGGCACAGAAAGCACCTGGATCTACTATAAAAAAATTAGGTTAACATGGCAAGAAGAAAAAGAGCATCTG